AACCCAAGCGGGCCGCAGTTCTTTGATAACTCTAAGCATTTCTGGCCAGAGCGCGCGGTCATCGTCCTCGCCTCGCTGCTTCCCGGCAACACTATAAGGCTGGCAGGGGAACCCGCCTGAAACAAGGTCAACTGTTCGTAGTCCTGTTCTGGCTCTGAAGCTATCGCCTGTGACATCGCGTATATCCCTCCATCTGGGCACGCGGGGCCAGTATTTTTCGAGCACCTTTGTCGGGTACTCCGCCCATTCGCACTGGCCCACCGCGCGGAACCCCGCCCATTCTGCCGCCAGGTCTATTCCACCGATCCCGGTAAAGAGGCTGAGGTGCGTTAAGTCATTTTTCATATTCCACCTATTGACAACCGCTGTATGATGTGATATAATTGAATTGTGGCACAACACCTAGCGGTGGTGCTTACCCCTTTGCGCTTTGGCTTGACGGCGGCGCAAGTGGGTTTTTGTTAATCATCGTCGGCGATCTTGCGGATGCTCTCCGAAATAGCGGAACCGATGGCCGCGCCGGACTTGCGCTTGATATTCCACTTGATGAAGTTCAGGACCGAGATGGCCACGAGGGATCCGCAGATTATGAGGGTAATAAGAACGCTCTTATCCATGATGCATCTCCTTTTTTGTTTTGTTGTAGAATCGGTGCGATGGAGTTTACGCTACTCCGGGGGCGGTGCGCGCAGTGCGGCGTACTTCGAGCGCATCGGCGCGCCTTTGGGCCTCGCGCAGCAGCGGGAACAAGCCTTTGTCTTTCGCGAACCGCTCAACCACAAAGGCCCCTTTGCCGCCGCTGGCGTCCTCTGCGCGCTCATCCCAGCGCAGCAGCTTCCAGCGGACGCGCTTTTCCTTGTTTTCCTCGGGCGGGACGCGCTCGATCTTGTACCTGACAGGGGTGCTTTGAGTGTCGAACAGGCCCGCGCAGTAGAGCGCATACTTGCCATCCTCAAGGCCCTTTGTCGGATGTCTATCCCATTTCAGCATCGTGTTTCACCACCTTGTTTTTCTATGTTTCGCGGCCCCCGCCAACCGCTGGAGCGGTGATCAGCCGCCCCCATTCCCAAGCGCCGCGTCACTGCGCTACCACTTCCTCCAAACGTGTTGGGAGGTGCAATCGGTCGTTAGGGCTGAACCTCCCTCCCCCCGGATATGGACGCATTCCCGTACATTCTGAATGAAATTCATTTGCTTGTAGCGGGTTCGCCTCCCGCTATATACCCTCCCGCTATACACCCTTCCGGTGCATCCCTGCGGTGCCCCTGCGCGTTGGCGTAGCCTGTCAAGCGGTCACGGTGTGGGCCTCGGGCCTTGCCCGCGTCCTTTTGCGAGTTGACTGGTCGTAGTCCCGCATACGAATGTCCTGTACATTTACCTCTGACAAGCGCAGGGCAGTGCGCGCCGCCGTGTGCCGGACGAGAATGTCGCAGGGCAGGCCCCACTGCTCCGCCAGGGCAATCAGGGCGGCTGTCCTTTCCTCCGGCGTCGCGTCCGGGATGGGCTTGCCTAAAATGTCAAAATTCATGGTGTGTCCTCCTGAATAAACTCAATTATTCCGGCTCCTGTTCAGCCACACGGATGTCCCGCACGTCGCCGTACTGCTGGGCCTGTGCGGCCAGCAACTCCTTCATGCCGGTTATGGCCTCGGGGTCGTTGGTGTCGAGGGTGAAGGAGATGTTGATGATCATGACAATTCCTCCACCCGGATATAAATCCCGGGCACCCTGGCCCAAAACTTTTCTGTGATCTCGCTGCACACCTGGGCGTCGTCCTTCCAGAAGCGGGTGGCGGTCATGCAGTCTTTCAGCAACTTCACCATGTTGTCGGTATCCGGGCGGGTGGTCTTCCACGCGCCGTCGGCGTGCTCCTCGGAGTAATAGCACCACTTCGATATGAGCCGCAGGGGGCCGGTGAGCGGCGCGTCGGGCGCGTAGGGAGCCAGATGTGATGTGAGTTTCTGCCGGGCCTGCACCACCTCGGGCGGGTCGTAAAACTTGGGCTTGCCCTTCACAACCCGCACCTCCTTCATCTGGTGCGTTGCGGTCGGGGGTTGAAGCGGCATGAAAAATTCAAGCATTATAATTCTCCCATATGGTTGAGTTGAAAGCCGCCTTTTGATTTACCCACCGGGCGAAATCCCCTCTGCTCCTGTGTTGGCTCCGTGTTGTTTTTTAGGTCGCGGTACGGCTGTGCGAACGGACCAACGTCAAGGCCTTTCAGGAACCGCACCCGTTCGAGGGCGTCCGGGATGTCTTTTACTAAGACATACACCGAATAGCGGCGTGGTGTGGCATTGTGCCAGCGCAGCAGCTCGATTGCTTTGCGCACGGGCTCCATCATTGCCTGCCGGTCGCAGGCGAGGCGAATGGGCTTCAACCAGTTTTACCATTGCCAGCAGGCGCGCGGTGGCGTCGTCAATGAGCCGGGCGTCCAGTCCCTGGTTGAAGTCCACGCGCAGCCCCAGCTCAATGATCTTTTCGATCTGCCGCAGCCCGGGTCGCAGGCTAGCACGTTGTTGTCCATCAGCACAACGTCACGGTGCCGGGCAAATTCCTCAATGTCGGCGGCGGGGCGGATATTTCCCTCTTTCTCTGGCACCCCGCAGTCCGGGCAGTGGTTCGGGCAGCCGCGCGTCAGGAATCCGAGGGAATGATTCAGGCCGTACAGATCGTAGTCTGGGCACATGTGCTCGATCTCCTCGGGCAGCGTCTTCTTGCGGTCTATCGCGAACCCGCCGACGTCCACCCACTCGGGCAGCTGCGGCATTTGGGTGAACGTGAATATCTTGCTGGCATAGCCTGTATCGAAACGTCCGCCCTCGAACACCTCCAGCGGTTAGGCCAGCGCCGTTGTGTGTCCCTGTGCTTTATGCCAGGCTGATAACTTCATCAGCGCGAGGTTTGGATAGTTGTGGCCGTCGATGTCAATCAGGGCGATGCGCATAATCAACGCCCCTCCACAAGCCTGTCTCGGGATCGAAAACGATGTCCTTTCCCTTCACGTTCCAAAATACGAGTTGCATTATTTCCGGCTGCTGTACAAGCCAACGCGCTACGTCGCTTTGCTGGATGTCAAATTCCGTGCCAGGGTGGCTGTGACGTAGCGGGGGCATTTTTCTCGCGACGTTCCACTTGTCGCTCCTTCCGTGTTGTGTCATTTCTCCTGCCTCTTTCCTCTTTGGGGGTAGGGGGCCGCGCCGCCGCCTTCGCAGGGGGGATGTGACCGCCCACCTAAGGCGGGTCACTCCCCTTCGCAGGGGCGGGCGGCAACGCACGTTACTACGATAGTAGTAATGGTCGTTTCCGCAATTGCGGAAATCATAAATCAATGGTGTTCTCCGCAATTGCGGAGAACATAAAAGCATGGTCGTTTCCGCAATTGCGGAAGTGAAATTACTGGTCATCGTCGCCGCGCTGCATGACCGTTTTAGTGTCTTTGCTGTAGTAAAACTCGCCGTTGTTCTTGATTTTGTCACGAACGGATCGCTCAGAGCAGTCGAGATATGTAGCGAGTTGTTCCAGTGTCGGCGGCTCTCCGAAGTTGGCGTTCTGTACCGCATCGGCGAAGCTTTCCGCATTTTTCTCCTTTTGCTTCTTCGCCTGCTTCTTGCGTTTATCGGTCGCCTTCTGCCAGGGCGGCGCCCCCGCGTCGGCGTCGATGTCGCCCAGGGCCCCGCTGTCGTCCGGCCTGTGGATGGGGTACTCGAACCAGCAGTTGACGGGATCGAATCCCGCGAACTCGCGCAGGGTTCCCTCGATGCGCCACGCAGTTTTGTGCTTGGCGGCCTCTGTGGCGGCCTGCATGGCCCGGGTGCATTCCATGTATTCCGGGTCCTCCAGGAGCCGCCTGGCGGCCTCCCACATGGCTTTTTCGCTGCACTGGTCATCCTGGGATACCTCGTCCTCGAAGTTCGCGACGCGCTCGTATAGGTAACTCACAGCCGCCGCGCAGGCCGCTTTGTTCTGCTCCTGCTTCAGGATTTCGCCAGTCAGTTCTAGGCCGATCATATCCAGCAGGGCGTCTGGGTCGCGGGCGAAGACGCCGCTGCCGCTGGCGCGGTCCATGCTGCGCTTGCCCCCCTGAGCCCCCTTGCTGTGGTGGTGACAGTAGATCACCGCGCAGCCCAGTTCGTTGCACACCTTGTCGAACTGGTTGCAGAAGCGGGCCATTTGGTCGGCGCTGTTCTCGTCGCCGGTGATCACCTTGTAGATCGGGTCGATGATGATTGCCAGGTATTTCTTCTTGGCCGCCCGGCGGATGAGTTTCGGGGCCAGCTGGTCCATAGGGATCGATTTGCCGCGCAGGTTCCAGATGGATATGTTGTGCAGGTTCTTCGGCGGTAAGCCGATAGCGGCATATACATCCTTGAAGCGGTGCAGGCAACTGGCCCGGTCGAGTTCCAGGTTGACGTATAGCACCCGGCCCTGTGTGCAGTGCCAATTCAGCCAGCGCGTACCCTCAGCAACAGCAATCACAAGCTGGTTCAATAGGTAGGACTTCCCGGCCTTGCTGGGGCCCGCGATGAGCATCTTGTGCCCCTGCCGCAGCACGCCGTCAATGAGCGCCGGGGCCAGGGCGGGCATGTTATCCCAGACGCCCGCCAGGTTCTCGGGCTCGGGCAGGTCGTCGCTGACGCTCTCGATCCACTCCACCCACTCGTTCCAGCTGGCCTTGCCGATGTTGGTGTCCACCAGGAACTGCTTTTGATCGCTGCGCATCACGCCGGGCATACGGCTCAGGCGGGAAGGGTTGCGGTTCCGCTGGTCCACCTGCAGGCCGTTCTTCTGGCACACGCTGTAGAGATAATCCACCCGCTTGCGGTACTCCTCCCGGGTGGCAGCGTCCACGCGCACGATGGCGTGCAGGCTCTTTTTGCCGCTGTGAACCAGGCAGGCGATGGGCAGCTCCAACTCACGCAGAACGGCGTTCTGGCGGTCGATCTCCATGTCGTCGGATTCCACCAAAGCGAAGCGAAAGTCTGTGACGTTTTCGTTCTTAACGCCCTTGCCGTCGAGGGGGTTGAAGCGTATCCACGCCCCCGCTTTTGGGTCGTAATCGCCGATAGCCGCGCCCATGTCGCCCTTGCAGGTTTGTAGTTCCTGTATTAGTTCGCCCACTGTTTTTGCGTACACGCCTTTGGAGCTTGGGGTATAACGCCCGTCCTCCGCGAGAAAGCTCTTAGTGTTGAAGCCCACGTAGTCGGTGCTGTCGAACAGCGTAGTCAGGTATGTAATCAAGTCCTGCGTTGGATTCCATTCCGAGGCGGGGTGCCGGACCTCCTGCTCCTCAATCCAGTTCAGGTCTATTACACTGTCCTTTTCGTAGCTGATCTCAGAATCCCAGTCGAGGGCCCTGCTTTCTATGCGCGGCGGCGTCCAGCCGTGTTCCTGGGCGATCTGCACGATGGTGCCCCCGGTGACCGGGGCCGCGCCGCCACCCTCGAAGCTGCGCCATTTCTTTTCGCAGCCGCCGGTCTGGTAGCGCGCCGGGTCCCGGGTGGACCATGCGTCCCATACGGAAACGTCGTGCCCTTCGTGTTTCAGGGCCATGCCGACGCTGATCCAATCCTGGTAGTCCAGGGCTACGGGGTCGATCTCGTTAAGTACGCTAATCAGGTCAACCATGGAATGGCCTCCTATTTCGGCGGCGTATAGTCGCGGGGATAGATGTCATGGGGCACGCGCCAGTCGTTGGCGGCGATACGATCGATGAGCTTCTTTGTAGCGTTAAAGTCCCAGGAGCCCACGTGCTGAAAGCCCTTGCCCTCCAGAAGGCGGATTTGTTTCGGAGTGGTCAAGCCTTCCTCGCGGCGCTTCGCCAGGCGGTCCAGCAGTTTCCCGGCCTTGCCCGCGCATTCCACATCATCGGGAAAGATTCCGTACTTCTCCAGGGCTGCCAGCTGCTCGTCGCTGGCGGGGGCGCTCTCCCAGCCGAAGGCGGGCACATAGCCCGAAAGGTCCTCCGCCTGGACGGACATCTCGAATTGCAGCGGGTCCACCAGCTTGCGCTTGCGGGATTTCATTTCGGCCAGTTTCTTGGCCAGGGCGGCCTCACGGTCGGCGACGACGCCCTCTTGGGCCTGTTGTTCCGCTTCCTCCAGATCGACGGGGCAACCTGCCGCCTCCAGCTGTTCGGTCACCTTGTCGGCCACTTCGGCACTCTCGCAGATTAGATGCGCGGGGCGGCACAGCTCATGTTTTTCCGTGTGCCAGAGGAAGTCCAGGAGCAGCAGCTCCGTCTTCCCCGGGGCCAGGCGCGTGCCCCGGCCCACCATCTGCGCGTATAGGCTACGGATTTTGGTAGGCCGCAGCACAACGATGCAGTCCACCGTGGGGCAGTCCCAGCCCTCCGTGAGCAGCATGGAGTTGCAGAGTACGTCGTACTTGCCCTCGTCGAAATCCCGCAGGATTTCTTCACGGTCGTGGCTGTTGCCGTTGACCTCGGCGGCGGCGAAGCCCTCGGCGCAGAGGATGTCCCGGAACTTCTGGCTGGTCTTAATCAGCGGCAGGAACACCACGGTCTTGCGCCCCGCGCAGTGTATTTTCATTTCAGCCGCGATCTGGTATAGGTACGGGTCCAGCGCGCTGTCCAGGTCGCCGACTTTGTAGTCGCCCGCCTGCGTGCCCACGCCTCTGAGGTCGAGCTTTAGGGGGATGGTCTGCGCCTTGATGGGGCAGAGAAAGCCGTCCTTGATGGCCCGGGGAAGGGTGTACTCGTAGGCCAGGCTGTCGAACACCTGCCCGAGGTTACGCATGTCGCCCCGGTCGGGGGTGGCTGTCACGCCCAGCAGCTTCGCCTCGCTGAAGTATTCCAGGATGCGCATGTAGCTGTCGGACAATACATGGTGGGCCTCGTCGACGATGATGGTGCCGAAGTGCGCGGGGTCGAACTGCTGCAGACGTTTTTCCCGCATGAGGGTCTGCACACTGCCGACGGTGATCCTGTACCATTCCCCCAGGCAGCTCTGCTCGGCCTTCTCGACCGAGCACCCCAGTTTGCAGGCTTTTTGTATCTTGTCTGCCGCCTGATCCAGCAGTTCGCCCCGGTGAGCGAGTATAAGAACACGCTCACCCGCGCGTACCTGATCCTCGGACACTTTGGCGAAGACGATGGTCTTGCCGGTGCCGGTCGGCAAGACAAGCAATGTTTTGCGCCGCCCTTGATCCCACTCGGCGTGTATTGCCTGCCTTGCCGCCTGCTGATACGGGCGAAGGTCCATCAAAAGGTCCCCGCCTTATAACCGCCGCTTTGCGTGGGCTGCTCGGCGGGATCATAGAATTTCGTGATCTCATTGTAATTTTTGTCGTTGTATTCCCGGTTGTCGACCTTACAGCGGCCCCGCCGCCCGGTGATCTGCTCCCAGGGCATTCTCGGCAATTTCACGCCGTGCTGCTTCAAGCCCAGGGCGATG